GGTATCTTTTACTCTTTTCTTAACCCCTGCTACTCCTGCTAATCCATCATTACCTAATAAAACTGAATCAAATATAGCACCTATAGTCATACCTTCCATGACATGTTTAAATAAATGCATTAAAGGATGATCTCTATCTTTTGTAGCTAATGGTCCTAATACAGGTGATAACCATGGATGTCGTTCTAGTACTTGTTTTGATATAGTATCACCTTGATGTAACTCTTCATTAGCAACATCAACTCCAGCACCAATAGCAGCACCACTAGCCAAATTACCAACAGTTGGAGCGAATCCTACTTTACCAACAACTGGTAATGTAGCTGTAGGTAAACCAGCAGTCCATTTAAAACCAGGCAACAACTTTTGACTCATGAATACATTTTTTCCAAGCCAAGTTGCACCACTACGTTTTAAGACAGCACCAGGTATAGCTGTACCTGCTTTTTTTAATAGCAATCCACCGCCATAAACAAGTCCTACCGCAACACCTGCTGTATGAACAACACTTTGAAGCATACCACCCCAAGCTGTTCTTGTCATAGCATGTTCATGACCACCAAATGGATTCCATTCAGCTTCATATCCACCTGCTTTTTGTTCTTCTGCCCATTCACCACTTACTATATCTATAGCTTTTTCTGGCAAAGTGACTAGACTTTCAGCTGCCTTAGTAACTCCACCTCCAAATATAGCACCTATTTCTCCGACTACTTCACCAGGTGTATCTACTTTATCGTCTTCTGGTTTTAATTCAGTAACTGATTTTTGTTCAGTGCCTTCAATGTCTTCTTGTTTATTTTCGATTAGAGCTCTTTCAGATTCCTCTAAAGTGGCTTTCCACTGGCGCTCTTCTTCTGCTTTTTCTAATTCTTGTAATTCTGTAACCTCGTCTAAAGAGACTGTTGGATTGTTTAAAACCTTAGTTTCAACATCTGTAGGTGTTACTCCACTTTGCATATGCTTACCTTAGTAATTAAAGTGCGCCTTCAAGGACAAGATCAGGACGATTGAAATCACCTCCATCTTGCATTACTATGACTCTATTCGTTCGACCAAACGACGGTCTAGATTTTAAGAACCTTTTTTCTAAAGGACTTGTTAAACTTTCAACATATTGTTTAGTTAATGGTTGTGCCAAACCTTTTACAGGAAGACCATTTTCTTTTTCATATGCTCTTAATTGTGCGTCTGCTACATCCCATCCATCTAAATTTCTTTTTGGATTTTGTCTAGCATAGTAATAATATATATTAGGTATTTGTACATTCACACCATTTTGTATTTTTACAAGTTGTTGTATATCATTTTGACTATTAATAAATACTTTATTTTGATAACCAAGTGGATCAGATTTAGCCATTTCAAATACATAATTACGTTTTTTATGTAAATTTTCCTCAGGCTTGTTTATTTCTGATATCTTATAATCACCATCAACTAGATTTGATTTTATTTCCTGAATAGCTAATTCTTTGGCATTAGATGCACTACCTTGATTCTTTGGATCATTGTAATGTTTCCAGAATAAATTTTCAAAATCAAGTTTAGCTTTTCTTCTTGCTTCACCGATTTCTTCAGTATCCTTCGTATCACCAACTGTAACTTGCCAATGTTCATTGACTATATTATCAATTCTTTTATGAGCTCCACTTTCTAATCCTAAATATTGAGTTCCTATATCCCCACCTTCTGCTCTGAAAGCATTACCAAATTTATCTTTAGCCCATTTTTGAGTAGCAAAACTCATTCCTTGAGTATCATTACCAGTGACTACACCTTTATCTCTATGAATAGCTGTAAGTAATTCTTGATCTGCTTTATCTATTCTTTCTTCTCTAGTTACATAATTACTTAAAAAGTCAGGCATAGCTACACCTGGTAGCTCTGTTTGTATTTGTTCGTAGATTCCTCTAATATCAGAATTCGTAAGTTCCTTATCTTCATTAGGATCTGTAGATTCTCTTTTAGCATTTACTAGTTGTATGAACTCTGCTTCAATTTCACCTAGTTTATTTTGCTCTTTAATCTTTATTTCTTTATATTCTTCGCTTTCATATACTGCTAATTTACGGTCTAACGTAGCAAAATCTTGTGGATACTTTTCAGCAAATGAGGATACAGACCCATCATTCCATTTAACTTGGTTGTTAATAACAGCATCTCTAACTCTAGCTACATCTTCATAAGCTTCTGTCTTTGTCATTTCATCCAGATCTTTTACCATCTGAATTCTCATCATCTTCATAGCATCTTTGCCGTATCCATCGAACTTACCAACATTGTTTTGCATGTAAGTTTGTAATCCAACAGCAGGATCAGTAAATGCTAGAGCTTCGCCTAAAGATGTATAACGTCTTTGTACTTTTAAAGTTGCATAACTTTGTCTAGTTTTATTTAAAAATTCAGCATCTCTAGCAGAACTGAACTTCTCCATATTCACTCCAAGATGCTTATAGACCATTGCTTGATCCCAACCTTTAGCAGAAGAAAAAGGACGCATCCATGCTCTATTTATATGTTGTAATATTTGAAGTCTTTCATAAGGATCTGTAGCTTCATTCAGAGAACGTTTAACTGTTTCACCATTTTTATCTCTTATCTCGATCTGTGTATTTGCACTTTGTAAATAGAAACCACCATACTGTTTAGATGCTTCTCTAAGTATAGATTGTTTGAATCGTTTATTATGTATTCCTGGTATATCTCTATACTCTCTTGCAGTAAATACATCTAATTCACCAGTAGCTTCAGCTTTATCTACAATAGCTTCATGACCTGCCTGATAGGTTGAATCTTGTAATTCTTCAGGATTATAAACTTGAGTAAAGAAGTCTGGATTTTCTGATAACCATTTCTGTGCTTTTTGATCTTCTTCTACTGCTCTTCTTGTGTTACGAGCTTCTATAGCACCTTTTACTTGAGGTAATTCCATTACGGAAGGTGCCAGCTTCGCTAATTTTTCTAGTCCTGTACCGCCTTTTTGAGCTGCAGACATTTCAATTTGAAATAAATCTGCATTACGTTTTTCTATCGATTGGATAAATTCACGATTACTTTGCTCTACTGCAGGTACAAAATCTGTTTGTTCAGTTGGGATAAATTCCATCCCAACGCCACTATCGTGGTCTTCAAATGGTACTTGTGTCATTTAATTAACGATGTTATGCCCTAGTTAAATATAGGTTGAACCGGTTCCTGAAGTATATCCAGGTAGACTATCCATCGAATAATCCGCTTTAGTTTGACTAGGGCTATCATGAGAAACCAGCATACATACTAGCTGCTTGTGAAGCAGTATTCCATCCCCATTCTAACATACTTGGAGCTACTGGTGCAGCTGGTGCTACTCCTGGTATCGGTGCAAGCCCACGTCGTGTTAATGCCTTGTTTTGCATAGATAATAATTTTCTATTTGATGCTTGCATACGTTCTGTTTGCTGAACATCTTTACGTTGTAAGTTAGCAAACCTAGCTCCTTGAGCACGGTAATATCCTAACTTTTGGTTGTGTCCATATGCTAATGATCTAGTACCTTTAAACGATTGAGCAACCGCTTGTTGTACTAATTTACCGTAAGCACCTTCATGATCTTTTAGAAACTTATCTCTATTAAGACCAAAGTTTCTTTGTATTGCGCCTACTTGACGAGAGAAAGCTAGAACATTTTCATTCCTTTCTATATCGTAACGCGCTAGCTTCATCTCCCAAAGGTTCCGATCACCAGCCCATTTAACTTCTCGTGCTTCTAAATCACGTATATACTTATTTCTCTGCGATTTATACGCAGCGCTCCCTGTACACATAACAAAATTCTATAAAGGGTAAGTTGTTAGGTCCATAATTTATTTCTCTTAAAAATTTGAACCCTAAAAATTTAAGAAGTTTTAAATGTACTTTGTTACGTTTGTCAACTACATTCCAAAGTAACTTCTTATCTTGACGTTCTATAAATCTCTTAGCTTCTTTAGCAAAGGTGTGAGGATACTCTTCAATAGCAGGTGTACATAACATCCATACTATTCCATCATCTTCTACACCAGCCATACCGGCAGTCTTGCCGTTAGGCACCGTGAAGTACACGCAGGAATCGTTGTGTGCTTCTAAAGTCAAGTATTCTATAGGATCTACACCATGACCTTCTTCGACCTCTCTCCGGTCATCTGGACGTAGATTAGAGGCTACATGTAAAGCAGCCTCCAACGTAATTGGGTGAATGTAATTAGACACGTCTATAACTCTTAGTGGTATAATCTCCCTCCCAAGACAATGATCTAAGTGTTGCTGGTGAAGGATTAGTTGATTTAAGTTTAAATGTTACGTTTGTATTCTTATCATATACAGGTATAGTTTTCACTTCTTCTAAAAGATAAGGTACATCACCAGATTCATAAGAATCAGCAGGTGTTGATGAATAAGTTTCATTATAAGTATCTTTACCAGTTCTATTAAGTTCAAATTCATAACCACCTACACGTCCAAATGCAATATTCAAACGGTGTAATACAAGAGATGCGTTTACATCTGCTACTGTACTTTGTCCTACTGTTTTAGTGGGATATAGTTTTGGAAACTCTACTTCCATATCATATAGATAACCTATATACCGTTTATCTGCTACCACAGCTGTAGCCGCAGCATTAGATCCACCTCCACCACTGAAAGCAATTGTAGGAGTTCCAGTATAATTATAACCAGGATCAGTGATATTAACTGCAGTCACTACTCCATTCGTAACGGTTGCTGTAGCTTGAGCTTGGAATGTAGAACTATCTGACCCTCCACTAAATGTTACAGTTGGCGCAGAAGTATATCCACTACCACCGTTTGTAATGGTAACAGAGTCTACTTGTTTAGACCAATTACCAGGTGCCTTAACTGTTGTACCATCGATTTCGCATTCATCATAATTACCATTCACTGGATCTACTATCACTAATTTAGCAGTTACACCAGTTACACTAGATAACCAACTACAAGTAAAATGAGTATCATTACTTGGTGGGACATATCCTCCTCCTGATGATGCTCCTCCAGTTACAGTAAACTCAACCCAATTATCTAAATGTACATTCCAATCAATACCTGAATCAGTTACAGTAGCATCATCACTTCCAGATATTAAATTGATTTTCTGTAGGAATTTATCATCATCTAAGAAGTAGAATGTATCATCTGTTACAAAGAAATACTTAAGTGATTTATTAAACTTCCATTTTACCCAAGATGATAGATATCTTTTATCTGCCTGTTGATACCATCTATAGACATATACAGTATCCGTACCTGTTTTACCAAAGAATATCATATTATTATCTCTGGAGATATCTATAATATCTATATCGTTTGGCATCAATGTTGGTACTGGTTTGCTGTGTTCAAAGACAGTAGGTTCAACATCTGTTCTAACCGCAGCCATTTCCATGAATCTACTGTTACGTCCAGAATTATCTATAAAACCTATAGTAGTTCCTAAAGAAACTGGCTCCAAATTTTTATTAGAAAAATATGAAGATAAAGGAGTTATGACTAAACTCTCTGGTGTTACTGTACCATCAGCACTATACATTAAGAATTGCTCATTCTCAGTAAATAGAACTAATCCAGCAGTTGTTTCAACGCCTTGTAATATAGCAGCAGGATAATTTTGACCATTTTTTATATGAATAGCATCATTAGGTCCAGTAGTTAAAGCAGTCTGCCTCCAGAAATTACCTAAATCATTAGGTGCAGATAAATCTAACATACTCTCATTAGCTAGTACTAATCTATTTCTCCAATAAAGTACTCTATGTATATATCTTGTAGTTTGTCCGTTAGAAGGTTGGGTTATAAAGTATGGTCTAGGGTTAGTAAAGTTATCTCCAACTGTTCTATCAGTCCAATCAAACTCTCCTACTGTAAATGTATTAGTACCGGTACGTTTTATAGTATGAGGTAATTTAGCTCCATCAGGTCTATACCTAATGTTAGGATACATAGTTTCTATCCACTGACCTGGACCGTCTAATCCATTATAAGCTTCAAACTTTAGCCAATAATCATCTGCTCTAGTATCTTGACTATTAGTAATTTTTACTAGATAACCATTTTTACATTGATTGGGTAAATTAGAAACATCATTAGTATTATCAGTAACAACTCTCATCAAATCGTTTTCTATAACCTTCACAGTAAAAGCACTGGAACTAGATAAATAAATCCCATTACCAATTATCTCTGCACTTATACCAGATCCACCTACTTGCGCATCGATAGTACGTTTCATACCACCAAGAATTGCGGAAGCTGATGTAGCGGTATCTGAGTCAAATGGTGTTGGATCAGGTCTAATGAAACCTGCTTTAAGAGCACCGGTTCCTTCACTACCTGTTGATATAACCTTAGCTTTATACTCCTCAGCATCGTCAATAATGATTTTATATTGAGCTCCCATTAAAGTCCAACCAGATGAATAATCATCACCTAAATAATAAACATTTAAACCTGTAGATCCTTTCTTTTCATTACTTACCCATCCATGCCCACCATGAAGTAAATCTATTTTCATTGTATAAGTACAACTATAATCATCTGGATGGTCAACAGTTGTATTCTGGTCAGAAACCATTTGCTGTCCTGTAACAGTCAAACGATATACTAAGTTTCTGCCAGTAATATTGGCGTTTATAGTTTGTGCAGTACCGTTATCATCATGTGTGGTTGGTGCTGTATGAATACGTGTTCCAATATGTGGACAATGGCCTTGACCAGTTGATCCAGGGTCAGCACTTGATGGACCTACTCTTGCTACTCTTAAACGTGTAGCTTGCCAATAACTTTGTTCACTAGCACCTGAGTTAGTAATATCGAAACCGTATTGTCTACCATTCTCAGTCTTCCTTAATTCAAGATAAGCATAATGACTATGTAATTTATCTGTAGAAGTACCAGCTTCTAAATCACATGCTACACCTTGTTGAGATACAAAAGTAGTATCATTCAGTGTAATAGTTTTTACATAGTTCTCCTGAGCTGGAGATCCTGATTGATCTTTTAAATAATTTTTAATAGATGTCTCACCTATAGATCCACCGAATTGATCGGTTGCTTGCCATGCTATAGTAGACGGTTGACCATCACTACACCTCCACATTTTGACAACTCCATCTTTATCTATCTGTCCTAGGTAAGACCCTTCTTCTTTATTTCTATAGTAATGAAACCATTTACAATTTTCATTGCTAATAGTTAAAGGATCTGTGGCAACCCTTTTTGCACCTAATCTTTTATATAAACCATATGTTATATCAGGTACAACGTTAACTGCGTCCTTGACACAACCAAGAGGTTTCAGATAATCAGGTTGTTCTGAAATACCCCCATGGTAATGTGGTATTGTCTGACTAATTCCACTCATATTCTTCTAAGTGCGTGGTAAGGTTGATAAGTTTGATAAACACTATGCTCTTTAATACCAAGATATGAATGGTTTCCTTGATTACATTCATATTCTAAACAAGCAGCTCTTGCTTGTAACTCTTGAGAAGCAAGAAGTTGTACTAATTGAGAATTATTTACTAATTGAGTAGCAGCTTTACCAGATGCTTTAAGTATAATATACCTTTGGAATACAGAAGGTAAATCTGTAAATGTAAATAATCTAACGACATCTAAAACTATATCATTATCAAATTCATCTGTATGATCTACCTTGTCATATAAATATCCACTTCGTTTTACTACATTCATAGTATAATCTTTATAACCATCTGTTACATCCATCCTTAATATATTATCAGGAATAACTATCTTCTTGTTACTATCAGGTGAGAAACTTACATGGTTCTCAGTATTAAAATGCCACCCTTCATTCTGTATATCTACATTAGTATCTCTAAGTATATTGTAAATAAAACCAACTTCAGGATTTGAATAATTTAATGTTGTCTGTGGAGACTGTCCTATAGCACCCAGTATTGAGTTTACTGCGGAGAGTTCGGTCTCGGTATCAATTGTTGTGGTTGCCATAAGTTTTGTGAATAAAAAAAAGGGGAACCGAAGCTCCCCTTATGTGAATAAATATATAGGTTAGAATGCAGCGTTGTTTCCTGCACCTGCAGCAGCACCCGCAACGAGTTCTACAGCAGCAGCTGGATTAAGAGGAGCGGCTCCCATAGCCAAGCGTCCAAGGATAACATCACCCTGATAAATCACGGAAACGTCACCAGAGGTTACCTGTACTTGAGGTCCAATTGCCTCTACACAACCAACGGCTTCTTTTTGGAAGATAAGACCACAAGAGTGATCGAACTTAGCTTCTTCACCGTAGTCGTTAACTGTCTTCTGACCTGCAGCAGGGGCACTGGTCAGGTTCTCCTGATCACCCATTGAATCACCAACGAATGTACCAGTGTTACCAGGATCAGTTGTGCCAGGGGCTGTTGCAGATGCAGTACCGTACTTAGTACCGAACTTACCAAAGAATGGGATGTTCATAGACTTGTAAATCTTGATACCAGCAATCTCGATGATGCCGTTACCTGATTGTAGAGAGTCACCTTGCTCGTCTCTGTTTACAAGACCATTAGATCCAACAGCTTGGATTAGTTCATAGTACTGACGTGGGTTAAGTACACCTACACGACCCTCAGTTGAAACTCCCTTCTCGTCTAGTGCAGCAGCTGCATCATAGAACGCATTGATTAGAGAGGCTGAAACATAAGCATCAGCACCACTGTTGTTAGTACCAACACGAATCTGTGTTCCGCCTGGTTCTACGAAGTTTGTCTTAAGAATAGGAGATGCTTGACGTGCGGCTTTAGTTACTGCACGGAAGATTCTACGGTCATAGTTTTCTGCAAGAGCATAACCAATCTTACGGGAGATTTCTCCACGTAGATCGTAATGTGCTAGAGTCTCATCGAGCTCATAGACAAATGCACTTGAGATTAGGAGGTCATCACATTCGATTGTGACCTCTGCTACTGGAGGAGCACCATCAGTATTACCTAGTATGTTCTGTCCTGGGACATGGAACTCACTGTTAGTACGTCCAGTGAAGATGAACTGCAAAGAGCGTCCGTTCTTCAGTGTACGCTTGGTAATAAGATCCCTTGCAATTGTATTGCGTTGGAATCCTTTGAATAGTTCTCCACTAAATAGCTTTAGATATAGGGCTCTGCGATGCGCAGTTGTAGTTGCATCAGGAGTACCCTTATTAGCGGCAACACCACCCCAGGTAAGGGATGAATTGTTGTCTGCATTTTGATGTGCCATTTAATTGGATAAAGTTTATATTGACGTTCTCAGCTGAAATTTTTTGCGCTTGTTTTTGTGGTCTTTCCCACCGTCTAGACGGCAAAGGGTATCCGCGTACGGGCCAATGCCAATGAAAGAGAGGTCCTACTCTGAGGTGCCTCCCCTCCTCTCACTCACCTAGAAGAGCTTCTTCTAATGATTGAGGTTCTTTTGGTTCATCTGTACCAGGTGGTTGATAATCACTGGGCATAGTGTCCGGTTGATCTTTAATCTCTGGTTCAGGTGAAAAAGATGTAACAGAAGCTGTTACGTTATTAGTTTGATGTGCCATCAGAACTTATATTTAACACCAAGCTTAGTACCCCAAACATTGTCATCTGTGGTATCAGCGTCAGCAGTGAGTATTGCTACTTCACCATAGACATCTACCTTAGGAGATGCTGCTACAGAACCACCTACTTTACCAGAGATTCTGGTATCAGCGTCTGCAGTTCCATCAGTTGAGACCACTGCGGGTCCTCCCTGAACGTAGTATGAAGCGGTGTCATTACCACCTTCGTACCCCACATGGAGGTCGGTGGTAGTGCCGGTGTAATTTGATCCGGTTAGCGAGGAGTTTGCCTCGACGTTCAAATAAACTCCAGCAGATGCAGGAGTCGCCAGTGCTGTTGAAGCCAGTACGGCTAGTGCAATAATTTTCATTGTTAAAAGTTACTTTGTTTTGGTATAAGGGATACCGCGATACTTTAGTTGGACTTTCATTAGTCTTCTCCATAGTAACAACCCCCCGTTCCATGAGTTGTTTTCATGCAAAGCAATAAATTGCCCCGAACGGACGCGGACCCTGTTGGCTTCTACTGGTTCGACAACCGAGCCGCCATTGGTTCTGGATAAACACTTTCCATTTTATCTATCAATTCAAAGATAGATCCTGTCATAAGTCTGTATCCAAATCCTACATATATTTGTCCAAGTATAACAGCTGCAGATATTATACCCCAAAAAAGATAGTATCTTTCAGTCTTTAATACTTGTCCTACTTTTATCTTCAATTTCCCCACTGTGAGGTATCTAATCCACTTCTATGTCCAGATCCTTTTACTGGTTTCCCAGTTGCATCGTTAGTATTTTGCTCATCAAAAGGATTCTTTGGGGGTTTTGGTGCTGGAGGTTTTGGAGGTTTTGATCCGTATGCCATAGTATTTAAAAATCAATGTTTGATCTGTCAAGTTTTTCAAGTACATCCTGTCGATATGCAGGATCTCTATCATAACGTTTGTCACTCATAGCAGCAACTACTTCCGCTTGACTTCGGTAGATATCGCCAGATGCTTTGGGTGCTTTACCGCTTAGTGTGCGTCCTTCATATCCATTTGCTTCTTCAAACTGTGCTTTAATACCTGACACTGCTAACTTAATTGCATCGACACTACCAGTATTAACAATATTATCAAATGCTTCTTGAGAGGTTTGATCTAAATTAGAACTAGCCCAACTAATAAGCTGATTGTAGTTATTCTCACCACCAACATAATTTCTAACAACATTTATATCTGATTCTGTTAAATCAGCAGTTGGTGTAGATTCTTGTTCAGCAGCTTTACTCTGAATATCCATGTAAGCACTGACTAAATCAGCACTACTCATTTCAGAGAACTTAGCCATAGTTTCTGTTGTTAGTTCTCCTTTTTCAGAGTACTCTTCAGAAGCACTTTGAATTAAAGATACAGCAGGTGGTGGTTCAGACTCTTCTGAAACTTCTTCTTCTGTAGTATCTTCTGCTACAGTTTCTTCGGATTCATTTTCTCCAAGTTTCTTCTGTAATTCACCGTAAGCTCTTTCTAATTCTTCTGCGTTTTTATATTTACCAGCAAGCAGGTTTTCCTGCTCCGCCATAATTTTTTCACCAACTTGTAGAGAATCCTGTTCCTCTGATGTTAAATTTTCAGCAACGGTTTCTGTTTGTGGTGTTGTATCAACTGTTAATGTTTCTGCCATAATTATTCAGTGGGTGTATTGGGCATAATCTGATCTGCTATACCAGCAGCAGATTCTATTGCCTCAGGATTTTTATCAGGGTCCATTACAGGAGCATTAGCAAACTGACCAGCTTGTTTAACTAGTTCTTGTTGAGCCATTTGTTGCTGCTGTTGTCCCTGTTCTTGTTGCAGCATTTCTTGAGTCTTAATCAAATTCAATACATCAATACCTTGAGCAGCCGCTAATCTCTTAATAGCTTCTGTAGGATCAACATATCTTACCAATGATTCCGGTCCAAGTGTTTGAGCAATTGTACCTAAGAACTGAGTAAGACTTTCTCTGTCTTGTCCACGTCCAAGTGCATTAACACCAGCAACAATGACAGGACTAACTAAATCTTTAGGTAGCTTAGGTATCTGACCACTACGTGTCAATACTAATAATGTTCTATCTAAATATGGTACAAGGAATTCAATAGTTAACAAACTAAATAAACCACCTAATTGCTGTTCAAGTTCAAGTTGTGTTAACCTTACTTCCTCAGCTGTGGTTCTCTCACTTTGTCTGACATTTAATTGTAGGAATGCATCACTAATTCTACGTTCAATAGAATTTGAAAGCTCTGCAGCTGTTCGGAAATCTGCTGTTTTACCAACTTGCACAACCGAAACATCTTCCTCACGTCCTTGTATTATAGCACCATTACCTGCATTAGCAAGTGTCTGTGGTTTTGTAGTAGAACTAGGAGACACAAGGAATACAACTTTAGCAGCAGCTGAACTGCCTTCTACTAGAGCTTGTGATAATCCTTCAAGTGATCTTAAATCACCTAAGAATTCCTCAACTCTTCCGCGTCCATAGTCTTCACCGTCAACAGAGTTAAATCTAAGTGGTAACCAAGGACTTGTCTTCTTAGGAGCAGTGCTTCTACTACCTTCTAATATAAGATCTTCACATTCTTGATGCCATACCCAACGTCCATTTTCTAATCGAACATAGGTATAAACTTCTACATCGTTATTGTTTGGTCCTCTACCATTAGGATCGTTTGGATCATGTTTAGGTTTCTCTAATCCTATAATCTTACGATCAATTAATTCTTTAGTAACAATCTCTAGTACATTTCCATTACCATCACGGTTTATAACATACCTATTTAATGGGAAGTTCTTAAGTCCGTCCTTGCCCATAAATACAAGGGCATTACCACTTACAATCAGATGCTTTAATGCCTGATGAACTACAACCCTATCACTAGTGGCAGCGATGTAATCCATAATCATTCTTTCCATCTTAGAGAAAGAAAGATCTAGTTCACTGCGAATTTTAGGATCTAACTGTTCTCCAAGTTTATCATCTTTAACTTGTAGTTTGAAAAACGTTGTCTGTGGTGGCAGTAATGCAAGCATTAACTTGGCTGCTAGAGTCACCACAGCCTTTGCTCCTACTGATTGCCACGGTGTAGGCAATGCAATGTGAGATGGTTGGGAACTATTATCTTCTTGTACTAAATAAGGTAATGTTAGTTTTGAACAATCAACAGCTGTTGTAAGGAATGGATTTCTATTACTAGATAATTGGTTGTATCTTTCTCTTGCTTTAACCGACATTTAGACCTCCACTAGCTGCTGCAGGATTATCTCCACCTATATTTATTTTAAGTGAGTCTGCTGATACTTGCTTGGGAGGTGTTTTTGTTTTTTGAGATGTTTGTCCATACTTAACTTGAGCTATAGTATCTGCATCAATTAACTTCCTTACCTTTGGTTTAGTTTCTTGAATTATAGGGTCAGGTTTTTTAGCTGGTGGTAATGCTGGTGGGTCTGGTGGTTTTGGGAAGAATGATCTAACGCACATCGTCGTGTTCCTCTAATTTTAATTTAACATATTCCACAACACTTTTCTGTCCAGCTTGGTACATGATTTCTTCAGAAGACATTCTTGGATGAATCGTAAGATTACCAAACGTTGCCTCTAACTCTTCAAGTAGTTGCTCTAGAAATTGGTTGTGAAATTTAAGCGTATGATGGGAGGTTTGTATTTGCATGTTCGAAGAATGCTGGAACACGGCTAGCTTTAGTCTCAGAAAATTCAGGTGCCTTGCCCTGATACATCAAGTTATCGCTAGCATCCAGCCAGAATTTTTTGTTTAAATATTTACAGTCAGTATTTATACCTAGAGGTTCCATAATCCAGTTAATGGTGGCCTTCCTAAGTTTATCCAAAGATTGACTAGGAGAT